CGAACGGAACAACCTTTCCTTTTCCGACTTCTGTTCCCTCAATCACGACGTTTCCTGCTTTTATCTCCAGTCTGAAATCAACTGTTGCGTCATTGAGTTCCTTTGCTGTCTGTGTAATTGCCACAGAATCGAATCCCAGTGCCTCAAGGTCTGACAGGAACGCAGATGCGTTGTGTGGGTCATAACACACAAGTTGAGGTTTCAAATCATTCTGTTTGATTAAATCCTCAAGGTACTTGATGATGTACTTGTAATCTGTCTTTATTCCTCCCAGTGTCTCCGTGACTGTCACGAGACCTTTTGAAATCCATACATCATACGGAACTTTGTCCGTCTTGATATGCTCGTCCACTCTGCTCGCAGGTATGAATGAGTGAGTATGCACAAAATACTTTTTCACACCGTCAACCATGTACGGGATGACGATTGCGATGGATGTCAAGTCGCCTCCGGACGACAGGTCAACTCCGACATAGCATTTTGAGCCTCTGAAATCCTTGAGCGTTCGCAATGCTGCACATCGTTTCCAGTCTTTAATGTCCTTGATGTACAGTGCGTTTGACCACTGCATCCACATGTTTAACTGCTTAACGAGGAAATCTCGCAAATCCTCCCCGCCCATATCACGGGCAGTATTCGCAACCGGAACGAGATTCTCCAGTGCATCCTCGTCATATTCGAGAATCGGGTTTGCTTTTATCCAGTTCTCCTTTTTGTATAGGTCATCCGCTGTGTCCAACTGTGCTATATACACGAACTGACTGTCGTTCTCAAACACACCTTTCAGCAGATTGCAGCAATACTCATATAACTTGTAGCAAGGCGATTTCAAATCGAACCCCGCTGTCGTTATGACGGAGATCAGTGCGGATTTTAATTTCTTGATACCTCCCTCAAGCAGTTTGTACATCTGATTTGTCTTGTGAGCGTGGTATTCGTCAACGATTCCCAAATATGCACGGTGTCCGTCCAGTGACTTGGTATCTCCGGATAATGCCTTGATTTCCGAATGGGTACAGAGACAATCTATCGTGTGATTATGCTCATGCACCTTGAACCACTCCGACAAATCCTCATCGGAATTGATGAATTTTACAATTTCATCAAAAACAATGTTCGCTTGGTCTTGTTTTGTCGCAGTACAAAAGATTTTTCCGTATTTGTACCCGTCAAAATTGCCATAGTAACACGCTAAAATACCATTGATGAACGACTTTCCGTTCTGTCTGCCTAACTGTACATAGGACGTTCTGAACCGTCTGTGACCCTTTTCTTTTGTCCTCCACCCATTCAGAGACCCTAAAATGAAACACTGGAACGGGTACGCTGTCACATTTTCCTGTTCGTCACCCTCTGCGATTGTCAATTCTTCCGCAAAATTGATGATTTCCTCGGACTTTTCAACGTCGAAATAATATTTGTATGGTGCTGCTTTCGCTTTTTCGAGGTCGTCAAGATGCCTTTGACATGCCAGTCTGACATATTCACCTGCAATGATGACACCTGCAACGACATCAAGAGCGTATTGTGTGCAACGGTCGGTCACTGTTGCCCCTGCTGCCATTTATGAACTCGCATACTTGGCGAATTTGTTCTCCGGTTTTGTTTCCTTTGCTTTCGGAACTACCAACCGACACCGACTGCTGACCGTCATTCCGAAATCCGATGCCCCCTGCCGACATTGTTTCATGCAGCGGTCTTGTATAATCATGAGACGCTCCCTCTCACCGTTCACAACCTCCCGTGTTCCGACCTGTACACGTTCCTGTTCTCCTGTGTCCGGATTCTCTCGCATCTCATAGACCGGAACATCGACCATCAACGGAGTTTCTCTGATTTTGTCCGTTATCTCGATGTATTGGTCTTGTGCAATCAGTAATCTCGCCAGTGCATCACAATCCACATTCGCAATGAGTTTGATTGCAAGCAGTTCTTTTGACAATTTCCGGAATTTCTTCTTTTGTTCCGGTGTCAAATATGCCGGAGGCTTGACTTTGTCGTTTGGGGCGACCACCTCCGCATTTTTTCTCGCCTCAATCTCTGCTTTTGTGAGGTGTTTTTTTCCTTTCATGACCACCAAATCGGTCGGTTGTCTCTGTCCTGCCATGCAGCATCAACCCCCTTTCCGTCCAGTGTTCACGAGTTTCGTGTCACATTCTGACACCTTTTCGTCACTCCCCTGTGTCCTGATTTTCTCGTGGGGAGTTTTCTCCAAAGAAAAGAGGGGGTGCGACTAAGAAACGGTCACATAAAACTTTTTCATATCCCCCTGCCTCTTTGAAATGGTAATCAATCAGTGACCTCAACTGTGTCTGTGTTGCTTTCATGCTTGCATTGCTCTGTTTATATAGTGCTGTGATTGTGTTGTGTGTCCGATGGCTCAAGGGTATCAAGTTCAATGGGTTCAACCTCTGCTCCCAGTCCTCCTCAAGTTCTATGATGTGGTGGATGGGGTCTGAATCTTTCAGTGTTATCAACTGGTGTTCAACATACAGAGCATATATATCCACATACTCATACACACTCATGATGACAGGTCTCAACTCCCGCCATTCCTTTGACAGATAGAACTCTGCTGCTCGTGGGTCTCTGCGTGTATTGTTATATGTCACATGCCTTGACTGCTGCCTTGCCTCGCACTGCTCGCACATGGTCAATGCCTGTGGGATAAGGCGACCGCATCCCTTACATGCTTTCAATAACACACTGCTCACTCCTCTCTGTCCATCGGTCTCCTGCTGCCTCTCATGCCTTTCAAGAGGCGGGCATACATCGCACATGATAGTGTCCTGCTGCCCGCATATAACAGGAGGGCAAACAGGCAAGAAAAAAGCGACTGCATCTCTGCAATCGCTCACTCAACTGTTCACGGTATCATATTAGCACGTTTATATTTGCTTTTGTTCACCCACTTTTTACCCCCGAAATCACCCTCATTTCACCCCGTTTTCACTCTCATTTCACTCCGATTTTGTCATTTTCGATTGCTTTTGCACCGAATAATTTGATTGAGAGACGTTCTGTCATTGATCTGCACCACTTTTTCGGTGAGTTCTTTCCGCATCCTGTCTCCCTCACAATATCCTCGTATGACTTGCCTTTGATATATACTGCCTCAAGTGCGTCGTACTTGTACCCCTCACCTGCTGCCTCTGCATCCTCTTTCAGCGATGCAAGAGCCTTTTTCATGTGCTCGAACAGAATGACCGTCTCTGCCTTACACTCTCTGATGGACTGGAGGAACGCTTTCTCTGCCGAAATGTTATATCTTGATACATCGTCAATCTGTGATACTTCCGAAATTGCATCCTTGATATATCGCTCTATTTCCCGATAATTCTCAAGATATACCTGTGTTTTCTGAATTGCTGTCATTTCTTTTTCTGTCTCCACGTCGTTTTCCTCCTTTTGACCTTTTCAGAGGCAATCCATGATATTTCCTCCAATTATTCGACTTTTCCTGCCTCCTCAGTCTGTATATGCTCTCAAATGCGGTCAATGCCTCTTTTGCACTGATTCCCACTTTCAAAAGAGCATCTTGCAGGTTTTCTCCTCCTGCTGCCTTGATTTTCTCCGGGTGCTCCGGAGATTCCGTCTTTTTCAAGACCGTTGCTGCCTCTGCTGCCTGTTCGATGATTTCAGACACCTCTTTCTCTGTCTTTCCCGCTGCCCGCAGTTTTGAAATGACGTTTTTCACCTTTTCCACGAATCCCATGTTTCCATCCTCCTCCGCACTTAATTGAAAGGGAGTTCTTCGTCGATTCCGTCCGGAATATTCATAAAACCGTCACCTGCATCCGAATACCCTCCGTTGTTCCCGTCCTGCTGCCCTGCTGCTTTCTTACTCTCTGCAAATTCCTGTTCCTCGACAATCACGTCCGTGGTATAGACCTTTTGACCGTCTCTGTTCGTATATGACCCCGTCTGAATCCGTCCAGTGACAACCACTTTCGTTCCCTGCTTGAGATATTTTTCTGCGAACTCTCCATCTCGTCCAAACGCAACGCAGGAAATGAAATCCGCTGACTGTTGCCCGTCTTTTGCTCCTCTGCGGTCAACCGCAAGTGTATATCGTGCGATCGCCATTTCCTCCTGTGAATTATTCCTCGGTGAATATCTGACATTCGGGTCTCTCGTGAGACGACCCATCAAAATGACCTTGTTCATCCGTTTTTTCTCTCTTTCTGTAAAATATACTCATTCTGTGCTTTCTGCAATTCCGTGATGCCCTTTTTGAACTGTACATCATCTCCATTCATGCAGATTTCAAACAATTCCTCGTATCTGTCAATATTCTCGGCGATGAACGCTGCCTCTGTCTTTGAGCGTCTCTGCGTGAGGAACATTCCTTTGATTGTCTCTCTCATGGTCTCGCAGTTCTGTCTCTCCTCCTCCGTTTCCGGAGGAGTTTCTTTCAGCATCTTATCGACAACCCTGTCCACCGCATCTGCAATCTGTTCTTTCCATCCGGATGACGCTTTTTCATCAATGAGTTGTGACTGGATGTCCTCGAACGATGCTCCCGCTGCTGCTCCCGTGATTCTGATGTCCTTTTTCCCTTTTGCTGCAATCAGAATCAAATCATCGTCATACGCTGCCATGTAATAGTCGAATTTTGCATTGAAATTCTCTTTCGGATTGATGATGACCTCCGGTTCACTGCTGCCCTCTGTCTGAATCATTACACCGATATATTTCTGACCCGTTCCCTTTGCCTCGATGAATAATGCTTTTAATTGCCCTTTTTTCACTTTCCTGTTCCTCCATTCAGCATCCTCTCGAATAACTGCTCATATAATGCCTTGTATGTGTCACGCTCCGTCTCAAGCCTCACAACGATCTCCGATGTCTCTCCTGCTGCCTCCTGTGGCTTTTTGGTTTTCTTTTCTTCTAACGACTGCTGCATCGCTTGAATTTTGTTGCGATAGTATTCAATTTCCTCCTGCTGTTTCTGAATCGTCTCATTGTACTGCTTTGATGTCTTTCCTCCACCGCTCAACTGTAAGGAAATCATGAGAGCGATGTCGATGTTTTTCATTTCTTGCTCCGATACTTGCCCGATGTAGTTATTCACACGGTCGGTCGATACTGACGATACCTGTTCACACAATACTGTGGATAATCGTCCGGTACTGCGGACGGTCACATGTGTCGGGAGGTCTGTTTTCGGTTGCGTCGTCATATACACAACCTCAATCACTCCGGAGTGCTTGTTGTTCTCGTCATTGCTGACTACAACTGCGGGTCTGTCCGCAAATTGTTCACTCCCGTTCGTCGCCCCCCCCTCGTGCGATATAGAATATTTCTCCTCGTCTGATTTCATTCATTCTCCTGTTCCTCCTGTTTAACTGTTTGTCCTTTTTTCACTTTCCGCTCTCCTCTTCCTTTATGATGAAATCCACAAGTTCTTTTCCGTCTTTTATTTCCTTGTACGGTTTCATACCTGCCATTATTTTTCCTAATTCTCCAAATCCGCACGGTATATCGCATCTCATTCCGTCTGTTCTTTTATTTGAAATATATTTCACAAGCACGGTTTCTGTCCTTACCTCTGCTTTCTTCAAACACAAATCTGCAATGACTGGTGTGCAATCCCTTAAAATTCTGTAGAGATTTTTTGCGTATTCCTCTGCTTCTTGTGCCGAATACACTTTCACATATATTGTTTTCAATCTTCTTTTCCCCCTGCAATGATTCCGACTGCATTTTCAATCATGATATACTCCTCACCACCATCAATATACCCGTCACCATTTGCTCTAATATCTGCACAGATCTGATTGAGGTCTGCTCTGTCAAATGGTTCTCCGTTCTCGTTCATGAGTGATGTTGCCATGATGCAATATCCGTCCTCAAGACCTGCAAACTCCTCAAGGATATATGTCACAAGCACTCTCACGGTGCGTCCTGTGTTCTTTCCGTCCTTGAACTCCATCATCTCAAGGATGTCGCCTTTTTTATAGTCTCTGTCATTCTTCCGGAGTTCAAATGTCTTTTCTCCGGATGCAACCTCCTCAAAAAATGTCGCTCCCAGTTTAATGTGATGCACTTTCTGACCGTTCTCCTGTGTGTCTGACGGGAGGTTGTTCATCTTCTCCTCCTCTGCCTGTTCACGGAGTTTCTTTTTTGTCTCACGGTCGATTGCATCCTGCTCCTCGTTATATCTCTGCTCCTCGGTCTTGTAAGCCTCTGCACGGTTCTTGTACTGGTCGCATGAGGTACATGTTCCGGTCTTTACGTTGCAAGTCTCGTATTCGGTGCAGGAATAGCAGATTGATGTGATTCCCTCCGGATGCGGTGTCTCATAATCGTCGCCCGCTTTCTTTTCCTCCGGAGGATTCATGCTGTTTTCTGATGACTGCTGCCCTGCTGTGTCTGAATCTGACACGGTGTCCTGCTGCCCTGCTGCATCCTGCTCCTGTTTCTGCGGTGATTTCATGTCCTTAATTTCCGTATAGGACAATTCTCCGTTTTCCTTGTATTTTGCAAGTGCCTCCTGCTGCATCTCCGGAGACATCCCGCTCAACTCATACGCTGCGGAGAATGTGAGACGCTCGTTGTTGAGTTCCTCCCGAAACTCCGGAATCAGATTGTTGTTGACGCTCTCAATCTGTGCGATCTTGGTCTTTGACATCTTGAGCATTGAGGCGATGACATCACGGAGGCGACCGGACTGGAGGTCA